GCCTTGAACTTCCTCCCGTGCCTCTTCCGCTGTGCCATAATCGCCTCCTTTACCGGCCCATTATACCACAGCCATCCACCTTATTCACTGGTCTGAAATTCCGGGAGTATTATAGAGAAATTTCTTGATAGACACAAAAACAGATAGAATTTAACCGCAGAGATGCAGAGGACGCAGAGAGAACGCAGAGAAAATACAGATAGCTTTTTGGTAAAAAAAGAAAGAAGAAGAAAGAGATTTTGCCACGGAGGACATGGAGAGCACGGACAAGAAACAAAAGGGTTTTTGGTTAAAGAAAGAGAGATTTAACCATCCCGCAGTTGCGGGACTACGCAGGCGTTAAAAGTATGAGGAAGGTTATGATGCAGGGAAAAAAGAAAAAGAGACTCACGGATAAACAGCGTAAGCTGATTAAATATTACTTCGAGGGATATACGAAGAAAGAGGCAGCGTTAAAGGCGGGTTACAAGGCGAGCTATGCAGGTTTCATAGGATGGCAGACCCTGAGGCGGCTTGAGGCGCGCGGAGCGCTCGAGGACAAGTTTGACGCCTTAGGGTTGTCCGATGAAGACCTTGTGATGAAGATCGTCGAGGGGCTCGAAGCGAAAAGGCCGGACGGCAGCGCCGACTTTGCGGCCCGTCACCGTTACTTAGAGACGGCGCTGAAACTCAGGGGCGTGTTGGTTGACAGGAAAAACGTGGAACACCGCCTTGCCGGGACGCTCTTCGATGTAATAGCAAAGGCCAATATGGAGGAAGAGCAGGGACCAGGAGGCAGGATTAGAAACATTTCGGGACGCAATTGAGGCCTGTGTCGGCGGCGGGGGGAAACGAATCAAGATAAAGATCATTTTATCAGGCAAATTTCGATTTTTTACTCCTTTCACCAGAAGAAGTTGCAACAAAACAACGGCCTTAAGAGGTTGACTTTTTACTATATAGTAGAGGGGCAGCCATTTTTTGTCGGAAAAAATGGCAGAACAGGTGACAGGTGAACACTAGAAGAGGTGAACAGCCCTTCGACAATTCGCGACGGCGAAGAGGTCCGCGGGTGAGGGCAACATTCCAAAAAGATGAAGATAAAGGCGCACTCTGAATCGGCACTTCAAATTAAATGGCGAGATTAAGCAGGAATGAAAAGCAGACGCGGGTGCTGCAGGTCGCGGATGCGATCTGCAAGGGTACGCCTACCAAGCAGATAATCCTTCAGTGTATGGAGACGTGGGGGATAAAGGAGCGGATGGCGGAGAGATACGTTCAGAGCGCCTACAAGAATCTTGCGAGGGCGCAGGAGGGCGAGGAACTTTGCACGAAGAAGGCGAAGGCGCTTGCAATGCGGGAATATCTCTATAAGAAGGCACTGGCCGAGGGAGATGTGAAGACGGCGCTTCAAACGCTCGATTCAATGGCAAAGATCAATGGGCTGTTCGTGGACCAGGCGAAGGTCGAACACAACTTAGGCGATACGCTCTTCGATATCATAGCAAAAGCCAATAATGGCGAAGAAGATACAATCCACTTCAAAGGAACTGAAACAATTACAGGACAGGATCAGAAATGACCCCGTTTACTTTGCGAGGGCGATTCTCGGCGATGAGCCGTGGGAGAAACAGAAAGAGATACTGCTTTCGGTACGTGATAACAAGTATACGGCGGTTCGCAGCGGGCACGGGGTAGGCAAGACCTATATAGCGGCCCGAACCGGTCTGTGGTTTCTTTTTTCGTTCTATGAATCGATAGTCCTGACTACCGCCCCGACATGGCGACAGGTGAAGATGCTTCTGTGGAAAGAGGTCCACAGGGCATGCGCCGGGGCGAAAATAGAGATGGGGGGAAAACTGCTGGATACGGAACTTCACGCTCCGGCACACGCGGGATGGTATATGATGGGGCTTTCCACGGACGAGCCGCATAAGTTTCAGGGATTTCACGCAGAACATCTTTTAGTCATTATCGACGAGGCCTCCGGGGTAGACAGGAAGATATACGACGCCTGCCAGTCGGTAATGACCTCTGCTAATTGTAAAATGCTTGCGATAGGGAACCCGCTGGAACCTTCGGGGTGGTTCTTCGAGGCGTTCCAAAGTCCGGCCTGGCACAAGATACATATATCGAGCTATGATTGTCCCAATATCACCGAGGGGAAGATAATTTATCCGAAGCTGGTGACTCGGGAGTGGATTGATGAACGCATAGAGGAGTGGGGCAAAGATACGCCGATGTTCGCCTCACGGGTTTTGGGAGAGTTCCCGCAGGCTGGAACGAATGCCCTTGTGCCTTTAAGCTGGATGGAATATGAGACCGATAGATGTCAGCTGGTTCCGCCGGTGATGGGGGTCGATGTGGCGAGGTTCGGGGATGATGAGACCGTTCTTTGTATCCGCAGGGGAAATATCATACTCGACATGCAGGCATACAGGAAGATTGATACGATGGAAACCTGCGGGAAGGTCATCTCTGCTATGAGGCGGTTTGGAATCAAGGCGCAGGATGTAAAGGTTGATGATACGGGGGTGGGCGGCGGAGTAACGGACAGACTCCGAGAACAGGGGCACCATGTAAAGGCGGTGAACTTCGGGGAAAAGGCGCAGGATTCCAAGGCATATCATAATCTTAGGGCCGAGATATTCTGGGCGTTGAGGAAAGCACTAAGTCCCGAGAGTGATAACCGCTTATCTATACCGAAGATAGCAGGCAAGGTGAAAGCGCAATTATCAGCTCTAAAATATAAGCATGACTCGCAGGGGAGAATACAGATAGAGGCGAAGGACGATTATAAGAAAAGAGTGGGGCGATCACCCGACTGGGCGGATGCCCTGGCGATAAGCTACGCGAAACCGCACATACAGGAAGAAATCTTTGTTGTAGGATAATAAATGCGATTATTCGATAGATTGAAATTGGCCGGCAGGGCATTATTCAAGGCCAATCCCGATAAAGAGATTGCACGGCTTTTCGGCACGATGGTTAATGCGTGGAACTCCGGCAGGCCGGCGGCGTGGGCGGACGACCCAGACGAACAGATAAGGCATTTCAAGCACTGGGTATATTCAGCGGTGAGCGCGATAGGCGAGTATGTCGCCGCCATACCGCTCAGGTTATACACTTACAAGGCCAGCAAGCCGCAGGAAATTGAATCACATCCCTTTCTCGACCTGATGGATTCGATAAATCCATTCCATACCCGGTATTATTTTTTCGCCTCGACGATGGCCTTTCTTGAACTTACGGGTAACGCCTATTGGTATGTCGCCTCGACAAGATTGGGCGTGCCGGGCGAGTTGTGGCTGCTTCAATCGCAGAACATGAAAGTCATCCCATCCAAGACTGATTTTATTCAGGGATATGAATACGGCACGGGACAGGATAAAATAGTTTTCGAGCCGCGCGAAATCATACATCTGAAATATCCAAATCCTAAAAGCTTATATTATGGGCGCGGGCCTTTGCAGGCGGCAGCCAGTGCGGTCGATACACACGAGTCGTTAAAAGATTCTCAGTGGAACGCCTTCGAGCGGGGCATATTTCCGGGCACGGTGGCAATACCCGAAGAGCCGATTGATGAAGAGCAGCGGAAAATACTACAGGCGGGGATTGATAACGTTTACGGTGGAACAAGCAATTCGGGAAAAATGCTTGTCTTGACCTCGGCATTCAAAGAGGTAAAGCCCTTCACGATAAACCCGCGCGAGATGGACTTTATGCGAAGCTCTCAGATGACCCGTGATGAGATACTGGGGATATTCAAGGTACCGGCGGCGATAGCGGGTCTTTCAAAAGACGTGAATAAGTCCTCAGCGGATGCGATGATCAGAATCTTTGCGCAGTTTTGCATACTCCCGAAGTTGAGGCTTATTCAGGCGCAGATAAATCAGGATTTGCTACCGAAATATGATAATAACCTCTGGTGTGAATTTGACAATCCGATACCTTCTGACGAAACCGAGAAGGCGAACGTTGCGAAGATATACGTCGAGGCCGGAATCGATTCTGTAAATGAAGCTCGTTCCGAGCGCGGCAGGGAGCCGGTAGATGGTGGTGATGAACCCACCATTCCCGCCCAGAGAGTCCCCCTCTCGATGGCCGGTTCCTCCCTGCCTTCGATTCCGAAGAGTATTGAGG